CATCTCGGCCCGCTCCTCATCCGTTTTTGACGGAAAGAGGTATTTCAGTGCTTCAATGCTATCAACACCTAATTCTTGCAAATTTCGAACAACAATTGAGTTATTCAAAATATCTTGGGTTGAATCCTCGTACACAGGACCCAGCCATCGCCACTGAATTGTTAAATCACCATCTGGAATTAAGCCAAGAACATTAGGTGGAATCTGTTGCGTCTTCACGCAAGCCATCATTAATTGCTTGATCTGTTCTTCAAAAGCAAAGATGGCATCTTTGTAAAGACGCTTTTCTTCTTCAGAAGCTGTCTCAGCTGGCTCCACAGGTTTCTCAATTCCTGCAACAGCGGCCAATGTTTCTTTAAAAAGACGTTCTTCTTGGAAGATAATTAATTCCAAGCAACGGCAAATTCCATATGTATAAATAGAATTAGCTTTTTTCTTGGACGTTGCTGCAACACGACCAAATAACGATTTGTATTCAGTAGCAGTTACACCGGCAGAGATTGAAAGTTCATCCACCCCACCAAGAGCTGTACGAATTTCTTCCCGGTACTGGCGAGCAAAAGCATTCTGATCACCAGTGATTGCATCAGGAACGATGTAACCAACTCGATCGTTTGGCTCCAGGTTTGCAATGATGCGTGGCACACGAATCTGACCATCTACACCACGGGAGACTGGATCCGATTTAAAAGTAGAACGACTCAGGGAAGATGGACTGGTGAATCCAGAGTTGGCAGCAATTGACGGACGCTGGACAACGCCTTCCCCACCAGACTCAATCAGATCAGTCTTTGGCCTGGAAGAAAGAAGAGTTGGATTTCCAAAGAACTGAACGTTCTTCCGCATCGTGCGAATCATCTCGTCATGCGTGACGATGTGATTGGCAAGTGCATCAAATTCACCAATACCTTCAGTAGAGAATCCTTTTGGATTATTAAAGATCTCTACACAAGGAATAAAACCAAGTGTGTTTCGGTATGTTTTGGTTTTACCAGGGACTGCAGAGAAGGGTTGATCGAACGAAATCTCTCCTTCCGAATGAGTCTCTTCAATCGTCTTTCTTTTAATTGAAAGTTTGATGTAACGCTTTTGGCCTTGTCCACCAGCCATCTCCATCCCACCAAGGGATGCTTGTTGGATGTCCTGGTTGTAGCCAAAACCACTCTTGACTTTATAGCTGTAGATGATTACGACTTCATCCAGCTCTCCATCGACGTTGTAATAGCTGCGATATTCGTGTTTCCTAAAAAAATAAAGACGGTAATTATTTTGAGTAGGGCGAATATAAAACAAGCCCTGTCCATCACACAAAAAGTAATCCCAAATGGAATCAAGCCTTGTGTCAATCTGATTATATTTAATTACGCGATCAATAAAATCTTTGCGTTGATTACCAAAATTGTCCTGCGCAGGAAAAAATTCAACTCCTTGGCGAATGCCAAAAAGTTTCATCTGCGCCAGATGGGCAGCAACGACGCCGGTATCAACGCCAATTCCACCGTCTTTTTCAAGGTAGGAATCAACGATTTCTTTAAGACGAGATTTAGCGTCGGCTGCCATTAACTATTTACGCTCTCTTTGTAATAAGTTTAGCAGTTAAGAATTAGGAAACGATTTTATTTTGGAAACCAGCTGGAACTTGACCTAGTTGAGGGCCACCATAAAACTGAGAATTTAAAACACCGGCCATATTCCCAAAAGCTGCTCCTTGCATATTATTTTGCAAAGCCAAAGGAAGTTGGGGACCACCTGGCATAATTCCCCTGCGCTTCAGCTCTTCGTTTAATTGTTGGTTTTGTTGCGTGCCGCCTTCATACAAACGCTTCAGTTGTTCACCACTTCTGCCACCAAGCGCACCAGGTGTTCGATTGATATCAAAACTAGGATTACCAGCAAGCAAATTTTGTAAGCTTCCGGCATTACCCATGTATCCGCCGTAAAAACCAGCCATTGCTATTTTGTTATCTTTTTTTATTTTACTCTTCTATTGCTTCGTAGCCAGATTCTTCATTAACTTTTGAAAGAACAATTCCTTCTCCTTTTACGTCCCAAGAAAGAATATCTCCATCTTCCCAGCCAAGCTCTTCAATTATTTCGTCTGGAAACTCAATGAAAAGTTCACCATTTTGATCTTCTTGAATCTCAATGATGTAGTTGGTCATTGCAAAAGGCGGTCCATCATTCTGTCCAGCTTACTATTAATTTGTTTGAAGTTGTCATGCATCTGCTGGATCTCACGTAAAAAATCAACTTTTAAAACGTAGTCCAGGGGCATTCGATTAACTTGATTTTCTAAATTGTCGAGTTTTGCTTCCTGGGTATGAACAGCATCTGATAAAAATTTCATTCGTTCATGAAAACGTGAAAGGATCTTATTGGCTGTCCAAGTACCCCCAGAAATAGCTGCAATCACTGCTGTTGCAGCAATGGTTAAATATTCTGGTCCCACTTGATTAATATTTTTTTCTTATTCTAAGATTCAGTAATCAACCTGCAGCTTTCCTTTCTTCATTAATCCGTTAACAGTCCACACCAATGCATCAACGCAATCGTCGTGACTGCTGACACCAAAATTGGTAAGCTCCTCGAACATGGCGGTGAAATTACGATAACGATTAAAGATAATCTTGCGGTCTTCAAACATTCCCATAATTCCTCTAAAGCGTGCCAACTTGTCAGCCCTAAAACCTTTGACAGGATGCCAAATTAAATTGTAAAGACTTTCGTTATTCAAGCAGACTCGTTTGAAGTCGGCTTCCAGGGAGGCCTGATACTGCACAGCTTCTGAATAAATGTCACACGTACTGTAAGTAGGGAAGTAAATACCGTTAGCGTCTCTGCCAATAATCGACCAGTCATTGAGCAATTCTTTAAGAGCGTCAAGCTTTTCAAGATTACCCATTACCCTCAGCCTGCGGTAATCAATAATATGTATCCGATCGTCAATGCGACCCCCAAGAACCATCACCGTGTAATCGTTTTTCTCTTTTGTACCAGCAGAAAGGTCGACCCCTATAGCAAGTGAATCAAACTCTGTTGCAATTTCTGCTTTAACCAAAAGTTCAGGCGCCAGTGATAACTCGTTCTGCCTGACGATTTGATTCATGTACTGAAAAGAAAAAGCAATGGGTGCTTGCCTTCGTTTTTCACGTAAGTAATTAACTGACCACATTTCAGGCCAGTAAGATTCTTCCTCTCCAGTTTCTTCATTGTTTAGAAGAGCGGAAAGAACAATCTGAGTCCAGTTGTTTTGTGAATTGAAAGTAGTGGCGTGAATGTCATCATGTCTAAAGCGCGTACCAAGGCAGATTGCCCTGGCGCCTTCGAACATGGTGGGAGAGATCACAGCATTCCAGTTATCCTGCATCATCTTCCTGATGTCAGGGTTGGCAATGTCCGATGAACTTTTGATGGGGTCATCAATGATGACAAGGTGACTGCGTTTGGAGGTAACAGAACCTTTTAGACCAGCGGCGCAAAGAGTAAATTGTTCATCACCAGTAACTTCAACTCCAGCAAAACGATGATCAATTGACCAGTACTCATTACTTGTTACGTTTTTCAGGAGCTTAACGCAAGGAAAAATATCTTGATATTTTTTACTTTCAATGATGCGTTTAATAGTAGCTGATTTTGAACGCGCAATATCAACTGTGTAAGACAGATAAAGAATCTGCAGAGGTTTTTTGGCAAGAGTATGGACGCCAATTGCCCAGGCTGTAAACAAGCCCAAGACTGTGGACTTAGCGGATCCCCTGGGACCAAGAAGATCAATGTTTGGACCACCAATTTTTAAAAGGCAACTCGTATCTTGATTGGTGACAAGATGACGGTGCCACTCCAAGTGATGGCTGGCTGGCTTTTTATTTTCATCAATATATTCGCAAAAGAAACCAAAATCTTCTCTTGCAAGTTCCAGGAGGTCTTCATCTTTGTGCTTACGCAGGCGATGCTGTTGTGCTGCAGCTTTGGCGCTACGTCGGTAAGCGAGATGAAGATTAGCTGGCACAGAATTAAAACGAGTATGTGTTTATACTAACGTTTATCTTTTATTCTGCGCTTTTTTGTTCTTTATACTTACGTGCTTTATCAATAGCAGCCTTACGCTTCTCTTGATCACTCATCTCTGAACCGTCTTCTTTTTTGGCTCCTTTGGTTTTGAAATATTCAAGGAGCTGTGGAGGCATCTTACCTTTTGTCATCGTGTTTGATTTGAATTATTTAACATTTGACTAATAACGCGTTCGTACTCAGGCGTGCCCTTTTCAGGAAGACGAGTAGAACGACCGGGACCAAAAACAATCCCTGAGCGTAAATTAATTTGAGGCAAGGGATTGCGAACAGGTTCTTGCATTTATTTCATTCATGTAATTGCATTTTAGCCCATATTGACATTGACGCTTCTTCCAAGGGACCTTCAATAGGGTCGTCTTTAAATATGGCAAGTAACTCACGAATTGCTTGATCTGCTCCAGTAAGGAGCAATCCTTTGCGATCTTTGTTGGAAGTAAATGATTCAATCTGAACGATTGTACTGCGCAATTCTTTTTGCATTGATGCAATACGCGCAACACCCGAATCACGTCTTACTGTGCCGTTTTCAATATCTTCTCTCAACTTCCTGATATCTTCTTGCATCTCGTCAATTTCAGTTAACAAGATCTTTAAGTGATCAGGCTTTGGATAACGCTCCAGGATCCAGCCTTCACATCCCGTTATTGAACCGTTGTAACCCAAAAAGCGGGCGTAAATATAACTTTCAATAATTGAATAATTTTGTTTTGCAAAAGAGAAAAAACTTTCTTGAGTTGATGAATCAAGAGAATCAAGCCAAGAATCAAAAATCTCAATATCGATATGCGCGTTGAGACTGCC